GGGCGATGAATAGCGTGAACGCCATGATGAATTTTGTCAACCTGCAGAATCTTTGTTTGGCAATCCCCAAGTTCCCCGATGGTGCCGGGTGGCCTATGGCCTGAACTATCAGATTTGGGTTGTGTCAAGTATTACCGATTTATCGGGTTAGGTGGCGAATGCGACTCTAGGCGTAGGAGGGAAACACGCCACGCCTAGAGCCTGTCAGAGTTGGCTATGCCTTGTCTGAGTTGGGTTTTGGGAGTGAACGCCATGCTGTTTCCGTGGCTTTGCTGTCAGTGGCTAGGCGCATTTCCAATTCAAAATGTAGCCACGCCCCCCCAAAAGAACCTGCGTTGTCTGTTTTGTTGAAGATTTTGACGCCCTTAGTGCCTTCGCCTCGACTACAGCGATAACCCCTGCCATACGCCGTCTGGTCGCTTTCAGGCTGTTTGGGGTCTCTGTAGGCGTAGTCGTGCAGTTCGCACAGTCCTAGGGCTTCTGAGTGCTCAATCAGCCAATCCCACAGTTCTTTTGCTTGGCGTCGTCCTTCACGAGTTTTCGGATACCCCACGTCTCCAGCAACGCCAAGTGAATGCACGGACAACGTCTTTTTGCCTCTCATGTTGCGCACTACCCAAGTGCCCAGATTGGTAAATGATGGGTAGCGCCGTTTGCATAGATCCATGAACTTTTCGGTGCCTGGCAGTTTGCCTTTGCCTGGTTCGGTCACTGGGTAGTAGGGGTATTTACGAGGCACTTGGTGGGTCTTTCGGTTTGTCTTTGAGGCCGTTGCCTGCGAGTACACCGATGAGGCCACCGGCAAGGGTCATGAGCATTGGTGAGAGGACTGCCCATGCTTCGGCATCGTTTGGTGCTTGTTCGAGTGGTTGGGTGACGAACAGCAGGCCGTAGATGAGTGATGCGATGGCCATGACAAATGAGATTGTGAGTCCAGCTGCAACAAAGAGAATGATGCGTGCTTTGATTTCTTCGTTTGTTAGGCGTTGTTTAGGCACAGCGTCCTCCTCCTATTTGTACTTGTGTTCCGATGGTTTCGGGGGCTTTGTTTTTGATGCGTTCGCAGTTCACTCTTGTACGGTCTGCGCAGGCTGTGAGGGTGATGGCGAGCAGGCTAATCAGGGCTAGGCGTTTCATGGTTGGCGATACCCATAGACACGAATAGTGCCACCTGAAACGTTTCCACTACCTGGGGCAAAAATAAACCCTGTGCTAGATGCTGCGTTGCTGTCATGTGTAGAAAACTGGCCGTTATAACTACGCCCTGAAAAGTTGCCGACACAGTTAGACGTAACTGCCAAAAAGGGTGCGTTAATCATTGCTTCAAAACTATTTGTGCCAGTTGTTGAAGTAGTGCAAACAAAGAAACCGTTTGATGTGCCGTTGGCTGCCGATACGCCACCAATAGACGATGAGGTTGGCACATTGTAAATCATGTTTCCAAAGTATGTGCTGCCAGTCGAGTTATTAAGTTTTAGATAGGCAGCACTACCAAGAGTACTTGCAGCAAATCCACTAAAAATGATTTTGTAGTTCTCGTATGTGGCACTGAAAGCACCTGAAACTGTGACACTAGTGTTGCTTGACCCAATGGTTACTGTGCCGTTTGAAATTGTTGCTGCTGTGCCACCAGCCGATGAGACCGTGATGCCAGAACTGATAAGCACTAACCCACCATTGTTTAGGTAGGTGTTGGTGTCGCTCGCTGTGAGCACCTCACCAGTCGTAAAAGTCTTTATAGCCATAATTAGTATGCCAATCTGTTTGAGTCGAGTTTACCAAAAGTCGAATTATCAAGTATCAAGTAAGAGTTTAGGTCAGCACCCGACACAAAGAACGTGTATGAAGCGCCAGCAGGGGTAGCAGACACCCTCACACCCTCAACCAAACACTGATAAGTAGTTCCACGAAAAGTAACGGCCACCTGGGTACCGGCACAAGTGGTCAGGTCAGTATTCCAGCCCACAAAATCTAAGTAGTTTTGCGCTTGTGCCTCGGCTGAACAAGTAAAAGAACTGATAGCAAATCGTGCTGTGCCGTAGTTAGCGAGCAGATAGTTAGCAAAGTCTGTGGCTTGGCTGGTGCTGGCGTTCAGCGTGTTTGTTTGATACGCCCGATACGGCGTAGTAGCGCCAGCCTGGGTAACAGTGGCTGCGCCAAAACCTTCTGGCGTTACGGTCACCTGTGTGTAGTAGTTGTCGGCAAGGCTGTCAAAACTGATTTGGTTGTATTTTTGTATGTTGCCAACATTGCTTACATCGCTGAAACTTGGTGGGTTGAGAGCCTTAGTAGCAAAAGGGCTAACAATGATTGCATTGTTGCCTAACTCCCATAGACGTGCGTTTAGCGTTTGGCACACCCTCGCTACCCAATCGCCCCATGTGCCACTAACTGTGGTTGCGCTTAGGTTGCCATTGAACACTGGGGTGGGGTCAATAGTGGTTAGTGGCTGCACTTGTAAGGTCAAACCTGTTTGTGCATTAGATGAAGCCACTTGGGTGTTGATGTTGCCTGCAGCCATTGCGTAACTGTTGCCTTGCATACGGCCAAAACGAGCAAATGAGCCCTCAGCCTGAATGGTTAGAAAGTCTGCTTGGCCGACGCCACCTGAGTATGGAATGCCGTATTGCGCATTGACATCGGAAATGAACCCTGTCCAAATAAGTTTGGTTGTTATTGACGGCGTAACGTTTCTGATTCGCAGTTGCGTCCCTGACACCAAATCCGTAATGGGTGAGGCGTAGCCAGTTGGGTAACGCATTTCGACAGTGGCTGTGCCTGTTTTGATTTGGTCTAACTGTGAGATACGGCCAGCATTGAAATTGATGTTTTGCACATTGGTTAGTGCTGTCCAGGTAGAACCATTAGTCGAGTACGACACCTCATAAATCTGCAGAGCCATGATTAGTAGATGTTGCTCACACGGATAGGTACAGAGCCGTTTTGCCTCATGTAAGTGCGTAGTGCCTGCACCACAGCCTGAGGGTCGCCACCATTGACGTTGATGTTTACAGTCGTGCCACCACCACCCATTTGGCTCATACGGTCTAACGGAATCACAGCCTCTGGGCCTGCCTCACCAATCATGGCGAGCGTCGGGCCAGTGACAATGCCACCTGCAGCCAACATCGGAATGTCAGGCATCTCAAAACCCTTGCCACCAATACCCGGCACCCAAGACGGAACTTTGAAAGAGAACTTGCCGATGGTGTTATTCCAGACTGACGCAATGCCGTTGAAGATTGTTTTGAACACTGTGAGCATCAGGTTGAACTGTGGAATAACAACATTAGTAATCCACCATTTGATGCCACCAAACACGGAATCAACAATGTTTCGGAAGCCTTCAAACTTTGTGTAGGCAATAGCAAGGCCAGCAATAAGCGCACCGACGCCAATAACGATTAGCCCAATTGGGTTGAGCGCCATAGCAATGTTGATTGCCACAATCGACGCTGCAATCGCTGCTAACGCTCCTGCGATAATCATGAATGTTTGTGGGTTGTTTTGCGCCCAACTAGCAAACTTTTGAAGGTAAGGCAAGACGGATTCAACGGCTGGCAAAAGTGCTGCACCAATGGATTCTTTTGTTTCGTCAAAGCCAAGTTTTAGTCGAGCAAACTTGCCTGCCGTGGTTTCGGCTGCATCTGCAGCTGCGCCACCAGTGGTCTGAGCAAGTGCATACATGACGTCTTCAAAGGTTGAGCCGTCCTTAATCATCTGACGGTATTCAGGAGCCAGTTTGCCTAGGGCTGCAAGATTGCCACCATAGGCTTTCTCCAGTGCTCCTACGACGGTCTCCAGTGGTTTGCCAGTTGCTGCTGCAATGTCCATGGCTTGAGTTGCCAACTCTTGCGCCGTAGTAACTGAACCAGTTGCCCTAGCGAGCCGATTCAAAGTCGGCCTCAATTTGTCATCGGAAATTCCGAGCAATTGACCTTGTGCCGTAATCCAGTCCTCGACGCTGGCTATCTGTGCATCATTTGCGCCAGTAGTTTTTCTTAGGCTGTTAGCGAGGAGGTCTTGCGCTGCAGCGTCTTCAATAGCGCCTGACACAGCATCACCGAGAACAACAGCCAAACCAGCCAATGCTGCTGCTGCAGGGACGGCTGCTTTCTTGATAGCAAACTGGGCTTTTTTGCCTGCGCCTTCAAGGTTTTTGAATTCGTTGATGGCCTTGGAGACACCTCCACCGTCGAAGGTTGAGATGATGGGGATTGCAAGAGCCATTAGTTCAGTTCTTTCTGGACACGCTGAATGGCATCCATTGAGAGGCGTTGTAAAGCATTTTCAATTTCTCTGCGCTTGCGATAAACGGATGGGCCAAGGTTGCGACTGTGATTTGGTTTTGGATTTGCGCCAATGTTGTTGCCAAGGTCGTTAGATGTTTTGCGTCCAGCCGTTTCCCAAATCTGTGCGCCAGCGTTCATTTGCGCTATGTAGATTAGGCTGACTGCTTCCCTTGATGCGTCAACTTTCAATTTCACGCCTTTGACAGCCTGTGCAACGGTAAAAGGAAACTTTTTGTTTCCACCTTGAGACCAATTACGAGACATGCCCGATGGGTATTTTCGTTGATAGCCGTTTTGCACTTCTTGAATAGCAGGCTGGGCGATTTGTGTGGCGTTAGCAGTGAACTCTTTACGAAGCCCCGGTTCAACTTTGTTCAAGGAACGGATGGTTTCTTTCAGACCTGTCATTTCTATGGAGGCTGATGCTGTCATTTCCGTTGTGCTTTCTGCTGGTTGTTCAGAATCTCAATGACTGTGGTTAGGTCGTCCATCTCGAATTCTATTTGTGGGGGGTAAAACCCTGTCGCAACAAGTACCTCTGCTAAGGCTCTTCGGTAACTGTTGCTTCGGTGGCTTTTGGGTCTTCTTGACCAACTACTTCTACGGCATT